TATTAATAGCAGCTGACATATCTGTTACACCAGCCGATGGATTAAACCATACTTCTCCTTGAACAGTCCAAATACCAGGTGTTAATTGAATACCCGTAAAACCTGCTGGTATATTATTAGTTATGCTAACTCCAGTTGTAATGTTGCTATAGATTATTTCTCCAGACGCTCCTGCTCCTGGAAAAGCACCTCCTGGTGCGCCACCAAAGCCAGCGGCACTAATCATACCGCCTGCGCTAATATTGCCACTAGCAATAATACTTCCAATAACATTAAATATTGTTTGAGCAGTAGGTTTAGGAACATTAGGAATTGATGGTAAAGGTAGAGGAAATGTAAGATCAGATTGTTCTGGTGTTTCTAACGTGGATATTTCTGTTTCCATACCACCTGCAGCGCCAACTGTAAAATGTGACGCTACTAAATTAAACATGCCACTTCCGCTAATAGCGTGAGTTATTTCATCTTTTGCAAGTTGCTGTATGCTTTGGGCATTATGAGATATAATACCAGAAAGAGCAGTATGAAGGATATTACTACCAGCAGTATGAGATATAAGACCTTCAAGAGCTTGATGAATAATATTGCTATTAGCTACATGATTTATAGCTGCCGAAGAATTATGTATTATATTATTGAGGAAATCTAAAAGATGAAATGTTGATTTGTCTTGTGTTTGAGTTTTATGTCCTGATGGTCCTCCTGTAACTAGAAATTGGTTAGGATCACGTTGATCAAATTTCTTATTGCTAATAGGATGAAATACATGCGTTGCTAAATTTCCTCGTGGATACATATTAGCGGTTCCACCGCTAACCCCATCCGTAGGTGATATAGAAAAATCATTTGGGACAGCGTATCCTTTATCACCAACTTGCGTAGGTTCACGAGTATACTTAGAAAATGCTTGTGGTATTATAAGTTTGGGTAAAGTAAATGGGCCAGTAGCATCTAAAGTAAACTCTAACATATCATTTTCTAAGATTTGCGATACATGTCCTTGAAATGTTTTAGGTTGGTTCTGTTGATTATCAGCAGCTTTAGTGCGCGTAAACTTATGCAGTTGAGTTATATATGATAATTTTTGTGAAGTATCATTCACGGAGATACCTCAAATTGTCGATTTCTAAATATCAATGTTGATCTAAAATAGCTCTTTGCCATACTTATTAAATATTGTGCTACACCAGCTTGATACATAGCACCAGGATTTTGTGCCATAGGATAAGTAAACGTATTAACTCCAGTAATTAATGCCATTCCATTTCCATTATATGTATTGGGAACTGCTTGAATAATGCTAACATTTACTATCTCTCCAACAGGAAAATTATGCGGCGCCACTAACGTAGCGATGACTACTTTATTATTTTCATCCCAAACTAATGATTTTATCTCCATACCTATAAGAGTATCTACTAAAGGAACCATAAAAATCAAATTATTGTTAAATGATGTACATTTAACATAATATCGTTGAGCAGATACATTCCACAAAATTGTAATAGTATAATTTTGTCCATCAAATGTAGGCGCAAAAGATGGTGCTCTAATATTAGAAGGAACGAATGGATAATATGTGGTCATGGATTATTAAATCTATTAATAGCAGATTGAATATTAGCAGCTGTGGCTGAAGAAAAAATACCACCTCCTTGTGAAAATGGTGGAGTAATCATAGGTGTAGGTGTTGAAACAACTGGAGTCCCACTAATTGGTGGAACTGTAACACCAATACCCATATTTCCTATTGATGAAATACCAAGTGCTGTCTGTATAGCAGTTATCTGTGCAGCATTTGGTAAACCATTTGTAATTTTAGATATCAAATTATTCTCTGCTGCAACAACATCTTCTAATGAAATAAGCGGTGCAGTAAAATCCCATCTCCAAGTATTTTGCGGTAATGGTGACTGTGCTGTTGAAGCATCTGTTAAATTCTCCAACAACATATTGTTATAAATAAATGCTGGGGTAAAAACAACATAACTTCCACCTAAATTATTATGGTTATCTAAAGCAAATTTAAGACTAGTCATTCTTGATTGTTTTACTGTCCAAGCATGTTGAGTTTTCATAGGTGTCATCATAACTAATGAAATATTAAGTGGATTTCTCAATGTTGCATTAGAAGCAACATTTAAACTGGCAAAAGGATATTCTGCAATTGATTGACTTATTAATGAGCCCCCTGGTGCTGGTTGAAAAATAGCAAAAGCGTTTTCAAAACTCCAATCATCAGGTAAATTAGATCCTTCTGGTCCCATTTGTTGTTGTGGCATCAATGCATTAAAAATTTCAGTATTTATCAATGCAAGTATAGGTAAATACCCACCAATAACACCTGAAGCAATACCATCTCGCAACCAGATAGGAGTTAACTGATATAGTAATTGAACTTGACTAAGTGTACTCATTACAATTCCAATGTACTAGATCCAGTTCCACCAGCTTCACCAGTAAATGATAATTGTCCACCTATTTGCGGTATTCCACCTAATATAGTACCAAATCCAGCAGAAAAAGAACTTGAAGCAGCTTCAATTATTGTAACCCAAGATTCACCAGTAGGTTGCCTATAATGTCCAACATGTCTAAGTTTATTCACAACCCAAGCACCAGTAAATAAAAGAACATTACCATGTTCAAAAGTATTAGCTCCTTGTCCACTAGTATAACTAAATGCAGCACCAGCAGCTTGCGTATTCACTAAAAGTCGATAAGGCAATGTAATATAAACTGGTGCACCACCAGCCATAGCAGAATTAATATCAGCTCTTAAAACCGTTTTTACTTGAATTTTATTATTATCAATCCATGTAGGTTGTCCAACCAAATCCTCAAATTGAAGCGCAATTGGCGTACCTGGACCAGTAAAATCGGTAATTACATATTTGCCATATCCTGTAGGGAATGCCTGTACTCCTTGATAACCAGTAGTAGTAGGCGTTCCCAAAATACCATGAGAAAGTTGTTTAACATAATTCATATATTGTTCTAAACCTTGATGATATCCTTGGTCTGGAGCACTCAATGTAAGAGCATTACTAATATTTACAATAAATTGTGAATCCGGAAAAGCAGTTGATAAAGCATTCTGTATGGCAGAAGATAATTGTGAGCCTTGTGGCATATTATGAATAATATTTTTTGGATCTGTTGGCCCTCCTAATCCAGTAGGATTACCTGGTGTTACAATAAATGTTAAACTTAAATCAGTCCCGGTCCAATTACCAAAAGCAGGGTAAATTTGTCCATCTGCTATAAGACCTTGATGAAGTACTTGATCCTTAGCTAATGGCAATCCCTCTGTAAATCCACCAAATAATTGTACTCTTTGACCTGTAAAAACAGTTGATTCTGAAATAAGATCTTGAGTAATACCTTTTATCGTAAGTGATCCTGCACAAGCACCAGAAGTAACTTCAATATCAAAATCAATATCTAACGCGCCTGGATCATTAACGCCATTAACAACACTACTCCATTGAGCTCCAGAGGCATATGCACTTATTTCTGGAATAGCAGTTGATGACAAACCAGCTAAAGCAGTATTCGCATCAATTATACTAGCTACACCATTTATAATACTTAAATTTGGTGCAGATCCTGTCGCGCTAACCTTTATGGCATAAAATCTCAAGTATCAAAATTCCCTTGTGCGCTTCCAATAGAAGCTGTTTGAAGATTAACATTTGAACCAGACTTATTAAATATCGTTACAACTGGACTTGCATCTTTATGGAATTGACTCATATCGCCCAAATGCGGTGTTGGGTCTCTACCATAAGGATCAACACGACCTGGTTGAGCAGATGCTTGCATTTGTGGTCTATTTTGTGGTCCATACGCAGCAGCATCTTTCATCATTTGGTCTTTAGTTTTAGGACCATATGCAGCAGCAACTTTTGTCATTTCATCCTGACGAGCCATAGCATTAGCTGCGCCGCCAAGATATTCGCCAGAAGCTGTTTTAATTGCTCTATAATTTGCGGCAGTATTTTCACCAAAACCAGGGTTATAACGAACATTTTTATCACGATAATCTCCAGTTACAACTGGATTATTATAATAATCACGTATATGAGGTGCGCTACCCTTAAATTGTTCCAACACTTCCATACCAGTGCGTTTACCCTTTTCATCAGTTAAATACTTTAAAAATTCAGCAGCATGATCTAGTCGAGCACCCATTGTACCAATACCACCACCGGCATAACGACTAGATTGTTTACCTTCACGATCTAAGAATGTAGAAATTGGTGTACCAGGTTTAATATCTCCTGTCATCACATCTTCGCCTGGTCTCCATTCACTTACATGTCCACCTTCTCTCACAGATCCCGATTTAATACCAACTGCTGCTGATGCTAATGATACGCATTGATCATTTGTAAGCAAATGATTATCTTTCATTTTCTTTAAATCATCTACCCAATGTCCTGTGGCGCCGCCTTGGCTTGAGGCACTGCCAACAAAAGCTGGAGCTTTACCTCCACCGGTAGTAATGCCTCCACCATCTCCACCAGTATAAGAAGATACTGATGGAACACCACCTAAATATTCTTGTTGACGTTGCAAAGCATAGCTGCCTGTAGCCACAGGCTTTCCGCCTATTATCCGAGTTCCTTTTGGTCTTTCATATCCTAACAAGTAGTCAGCAGCTTGTTGACCTGCTGCTGCATGAGTTTGCATCTCCTTCCATACATTAGGATAATTCTTTTGCAAATTTTCAATTTGATATTCTGCTTGTGCTTTTGGATCACGCCAATCCTTACCCTGCTCTTTCATTGCCGCCAAAAAGCGACCCTTTTCACTATTTGCAGATGTACCGGAAAATTGCCAAAGACCAACACCTGTTCCACCTGCTTCAGTCGCTCCACCTTTGAATGCACTCTCCGATTGAATATTAGCCATCATTCCAGCGATGCCTTCTTCAGAGGCACCTGCTTTA